CGCGCTCGTCTTTGAGCTGGTAGCCGCCGCGCTTCGTGTCGCGCCAGTGGCGCACCTGGAACGTCAGCGCCCGGCGGGTCCGGTACTGCAGATCGAACGCGAACGCTTCGACTTCGCTGTAGGTGACGCCGTCCTCGCCGCGGCCGCGCGAGACTTCGCGGAATCCGAATTCGAGGTTGCCCCACATTTGCGCGACCGCTTCGGCGCTGCGGATGCTCGGGCCGGAGACGTCGCTTCCGCCCTTCGAATATTGGTACTGCGCCTGCTCGGCCAGCGTCGGGCGCGTGAACGCGTTGAGGATGCGATCCATCGCTGCCACTTCGTCGCGCGGAAAGCGCTCAGCCATGAGCAGCTTCGCCTGCACCTCGGCGATCTCACGCTGCTGCGTTGCCAGGGCTGCGCTGCTCGGATAGGTGCGCGCGGGCGCCGCTGCGGCGAACGGGTTTTCGGTTGCTTCGATGACTGCGGACATGGGGTGTGTTCCTCCGGGTGAAAGTCAGTAGGTCGGCGTGGCGATCGACGTCGCCCAGCGGGGCAGCACGATCGGATAGACCCGCTCGGGATAGCCGCGCCAGTAGCCGGTGTCGCGGGCCTGCTTGTAGAGCAGCATCGCCTCTTCGCAGCGCGCGGCGCCGAAGGCGATCGCGTTGGACTCGAGCACGTAGGCCGCGCAGCCGTAGGGCGCGACCGACTCGACCGCGATGAAGAGGAACGCGCGCAGCGACTCGTCGCGCAGGTGCTCGTGGCCGGTGTTGTACCAAGCGTTCTGATAGTGGTACTTGAACGAGGCGACGCTGCGCGCGAAGCCCTCCGGGCTCGCGTCCTGGCAGCTCTTTACGTCGAAGGCGAAGCCCGAATCGTTTAACCGGTCGAAGCGCGCCTTGCACGGGATGTCGAGCCGCGCATCGCGCCAGAAGAACGAGACCTCGGAATGCCCGGCCGACATCATTTCGTCGTGGATTGGGTGCCGGCGCACCGAAGCGACCATGCCCTCGACCTTCTTCGCGAGCTCGTCGGTAAGGACCGTCTTGCCTTCGCACTTCGCGTTGAACTCGGTCCACCAGGCCATCGCCGCGAGCGAGTCGGGCGAAGGCTTCTTCGCGCGCCACTGCGCCGCGGTCGGCTTCTTCGGCGCGTCCTCGGGGATCACGACGATGGACGTCTCGAATCGCTCTGGCTCGAGGATCGCCATGTGCAGCGCCGTGCCCATGAGCATCGAGTCGGTCGCCTCGTTGGGGTTGTCCTGGTCGAACCGGTAGTGCATCGGCGACTGCAGGATCCGCTTGATGCCGGTGGCCGAGAGCGCGTCGACCTTGAGGTAGTCGGCGTGCTCGAGATCCGTGCGGACGCCGGGCACGAACGGCACTTCGGGCGCGGCCGGCTCGGGCGGCTCGATCGGCGCGTTGACCTGCTCGAGTACGGCAGCCATCACGCGGCCCTCTTCAATCGCCGCAGCACCCGCGGCCGTTGCCCGAACAGCGGGCGGATCTTCGGAGTGAGCCCTTCGGGGTTCTCGCGGCAGATGCGCGCCACGAGCTGCGCCAGGTCGCGGTACTCGTCGGACGCGCGGCGCAGGGACTCGATCTCGTTGGCGCGGATGCGGCTCATCGCGCGGGCCCTCCGTCGAGCACCTCGAAGAACGCAATCAGCGCCGGGATGACCGTGTGCGGCCGGCCCTCGAGAAAGTCGAGCACCGTGATCGCTACGAGCTCGACGACGAAGAGCGCGGCGAAGAAGAAGCCGAGCAGCACGACGATCGCGATCCAGTCATCGCGGCGCGACTCGCGCATGGCGAGCGCCGGGCGGCGCAGGGTCTCGGTGAGGAGGATCACAGCCGGTCCTCCTCGAGGATCTTCTCCACCTCGCGCGCGATGGCGTCGGTCAGGTCGCGCGCGATGCAGTCGGCCTCGGGGTAGCGGCCGGTCATCACGCGCATACGAAGGAGTTCGCCGGCCTCGAGCAGGTCGCGGTACTCGCTGTCGACCTTGATCTGTACGTCGTCGAGCAGCTTGCGGGCGCGCAGGTCGGCCACGCGCTCGGCGTTGTGTGCGATGTCGAGGGCCTGCTCCCACGCGCTCGAGAGCGGGGCGCGCGGGTCGTTCGGCTGGCCGTTGTACTTCGGCCAGGTCGCCTCGTCGCCGGGGCCGGGCAGGTTGTAGCGCATTACACAGCCTCCATTTCGTCGGGCAGCGCCGCCGGCGCCGCCTGGTTGATCGCCCACGTGCGCCGGCTCGCCTCGCGGCGAACGAGCTCGTCGAGCGTCTGGTTCAGGCCGTCGACCCGTACGCTCCGCAGCTCGCCCTTGCGGTACTGCTCCGGGCTCGGCCGCTCGACGCCGCGGAAGTTGCCCGGGTATCTCGCGAACACGGTGCGGATCGCCGACTCGATTGCCTGGTCGGCGTATTCGCGCGTGCTCGAGACGTACTTGGTGCGGCCGAAGGCATCGCGCCAGGCGTCGCGCGAGTACGAGTAGCAGTCGGTCATGCAGTCGAAGGAGCCGGCGGCATAGCGGTCGATGATCTCGTCGACCTGTTTGCTCGTCGGCCCGTCGGTCCAGCGCACGGTGATCGAATCGCCCATCGAGAACCGGCTCGACTTCACCGAGAACTTCACACCCGGGAAGGCCGCCGCGAGCTCGATGCGGATGTTCTTCGCCGCGGCCTGCAGCGCGTCGACCTTGCCGCCGATCTGCACGAGCTGCGGGTTCGCCGCGTAGAGCGCCTGCACGACCGCGGCCTGCGCTGCCTGCTTCGCTTTCCAGTCGTTCATCTGTTCGTTCCTCCGTCTTGATGCTCAGACTATACCCTAGGGTAAAGTTACGAGTCAATACCCACAGGTAAAGCAACGGGGCAACAAAAAGCCCGCTCGAGGCGGGCCGTTCGGTCAGGTGGGGATTAGATTCGCCGGCGCCAGGGGATGCGCAGATTGCGCCAGACGATCGCGAAGAGGCAGGCGGTCAGCGCCGCGCCCGCCGCTATGGCGAGTAGGGCGCGCGCCGGGCGATCGGGGTACGCGTAGACGGCCGCGAGCACGGCCAGCAGCAGGGGCAGGGTGCACACGCCGAGCTGCGCCGCGGCTTCCAGCCACAGGCCGGCGCGCGGTAGCCGGCCGGCGATGAATGCGCAGCCGGCAGCGAGCAGGATCAGCAGCCCGAGGCCGATCCCCTGCTCACCGATCCAGAGCGCCGCGTCGTGCATGTCGGGCGCGATGATGCCCTATTCCTCGCCGCGCTGGCGTCGGCCGAGAAGGTCGTGCAAAGCGGCGACCATGCCGCGGGCGAAGGTCGGATTGCGGTGTGCTTCGCCGCATGCCTCGGGGAGGTACTTCCGATTGCGGTACATCGCGGCGAAAGCCAGCCCGATCAGCTTGCCGCACCGCGCTTCGTCGAGCAGCTGCTCGAGGCATTCGACTGTATCGGTCGACAGCGCCGCCGGGTGCGCAATCAGTTGAAACGGCGGGCGCCGCGTCATGCAGTCCCGGTCTTCGGCGGGCGCCGTCTCTTTGGTCGCAGCTCCGTTGCTTCGACGCGCCGGCTTCCTGTTCCCCACGACCTAGCCCTCTTCGCCGGCGGCGTGTTGTGACGCGCGAAAGCGTCGACCATCAACGCCGCCACCTTCGCGATATCCCGCCTCTGCTCTTCCGGCAAATCCGCGAAACGATCGTGATCGAAGGGCTCAGGGAGAAGCGTGACTTTCTTCACGCGCTCGATGGTCGCCGTCTGACCATTCTGACGAGCGGGGTGATGGGAGCGATCGAAGGAGACGTTTCCCTTCTCGTCCAACTTCACGCCTTTGGGGATGGCTGCACCGAGCGGTAGATCGAACCAGCCAGGATCGAGCCGGAGCACCGATGTTGCTGCGGCCATGATCGCGTCGCCGATGTTCTTGCGATGCTCGTCCGCTTCCGGCAGCAACAGGCGCGCGACGTAGCTTTCCGAGCGGCGGATCGCAGCAGCGAACCAGGCGCGCGGCGCTGGCTCGAGAGCCTTGAGCAGCTCGGCCAGGCGTGCTCGCCGATGCTCGAAGCGCGTCTTTCGGTCGGTCGTATCCATCGCGCCGGATTCTGCGGCTCGCTTACCGATAGGTAAATTCCCTGCGGGTGTTGCCGTCGTCTGTACCCTCGGGTAAAGTACGCGGTCATGGACAAACTGCGTTCCTTCCTCAACTCGCTGACGGTCGCCGAGCAGACCGACTTCGCCGCCCGGTGCAAGACGTCGATCGGCTATCTCCGGAAGGCGCTGGCCGTAAAGGCCAACCTCGGCGAGAGCCTCTGCATCGCGATCGAGCGCGAATCGGGCGGTGCGGTGCGTTGCGAAGACCTGCGCCCCGACGTCGACTGGGCCTACCTGCGCGGGACTGCGCCCGCCGAAAAGGTTGCCTGACGCATGGCCCTCGACCGGAAGGACGTCCGCTCCAAGCTCGACGCGGACATGCACGCGGCCATGAAGGCGATCGCGGAAGCCGACGGCCTCGACGACGGCGAGTGGATCGAGAGCGTGCTCGTGCCTGAGATCAAGCGGCGTGTCCATGCCGCCAAGTTAATCGCCGAGCGCGTGGAGCGCTGGGGAAAAACCGGGAAAGCCCGGGAGTAGCCGGGAACAACCGGGAAAGGTGACGAAATGCACGCGCTCCGCCCCATGCACCCCCGCACCCGCAGCCGCCTTCGCGTCATCGCCTCGTGCCTGTGGCTTACGCGCGAGCCGGCATCAATCGCGGCGCTGGTCCGGCAGTATCTGCGGGAGTGCGGGCGGTGCTGACGCCTCAGTTCCTGCTGCCGATCGCCGATGAGCTCGTCGTGGATTTGTTCGCCGGCGGCGGCGGCGCAAGCACCGGCATCGAACAGGCGATCGGCCGGCACGTCGACGTCGCGATCAACCACGATCCGCAGGCCGTCTCGCTGCACCAGGCGAACCATCCGCAGACGCTGCACCTCGTGAGCGACGTCTTCGAGGTGGATCCGGTGACGGTGGCAGCGGGTCGCCCGATCGGGCTGCTGTGGGCCTCGCCGGACTGCAAGCACTTCTCCAAAGCGAAGGGCGGCAAGCCGGTCTCGAAGAAGATCCGTGCGCTGGCCGACGTCGTCGCGGAGTGGGCCGAGAAGGTGCGTCCTCGCGTGATCGTGATGGAGAACGTCGAGGAGTTCGTCACCTGGGGTGAGCTCGACGAGCACGGCTATCCGATCGCCTCCGAGAAGGGGAAGCTGTTCGACGCGTGGCGCGCGCGGTTCACACGCTGCGATTACGCCAGCGACTTTCGGGTGCTCCGCGCGTGCAACTTCGGGGCCCCGACGATCCGCAGGCGGCTCTTCGGAATCTTCCGATGCGACGGGTTGCCGATCGTCTGGCCAGAGCCGACGCACGGGCCCGGGCGCAAGCGATACCGCACCGCCGCCGAGTGCATCGACTGGTCGCTGCCGTGCCCGAGCATCTTCGAGCGCGAGCGACCGCTGGCCGAAGCAACGATGCGACGCATCGCGCACGGCATCAAGCGCTACGTGCTCGAGAACCCGAAGCCGTACATCGTGCGGATCGGGCACACCGGCCACGGCGACGCCGGCAAGGTGCGCCCGGTCGGCGCGCCCCTGAGCACCATCACGACGAAGGCCGAGCACCTGCTGTGTTCGCCGACGCTCGTGCAGACCGGCTACGGCGAGCCGCCCGGGCAGGCGCCACGCGTGCCGGGACTCGAGAAGCCGCTGGGCACGTGCGTCGACGGCCAGAAGCATGCGCTCGTCGCCGCGTTCCTCGCGAAGCACTACGGTGGCAACGAGTCGCCCGGCTGGCCCCTCGAGAAGCCGATCAGCACTGTGACGACGCAGGATCACCATCACCTCCTCGCATCGAACCTCGTGAAGCTGCGCGGCACGAGCAATAGCGCCGGCGCCAACGAACCGCTGCACACGGTCAGCGCAGGCGGCGAGCATCACGCCGCGGTCCGCGCGCTGCTTGTGAAGTATTACGGCACCGATCAGGATCCGCGCCTCGGGGATCCGCTTCACACGGTCACGACGAAGGATCGCTTCGGCCTCGTCACCGTCGAAGGAGCCGAGTACGCAATCGCCGATATCGGCATGCGCATGCTGCAGCCGCGCGAGCTGTACCGCGCGCAGGGCTTCCCCGATAGCTACGTGATCGATCGCGGCGCCGATGGACGCGCGCTGCCGAAGTCCGCCCAGGTGCGCATGTGCGGAAACAGCGTGTGCCCGCCGATCGCGGCGGCGCTGGTGCGGGCGAATTTCGCCGAGGCGATGAGGGCCGCCGCATGAGCGGCATCGCCACGATCGTCGGCCAGGTGCTCGGCACCTCGCACATTCCGGCGAGCGCCACGCCGCTCACGGCGCCGACCGATCCCGCGCGCGACGCGCGCAAGCGCGACCGCAAGGCCGAGCCGAAGCAGAGCCGCAATGGTCGCCGCCTGGTCATGGGCGCGTTCGACCGACACGAGGCCCGCGATGTCCACGAGCTCGCGCGCATTGCGGGCGTGTCGGCTGGCGTCGTCTACCACCATCTGCCGTCGCTGCTCGAGTCGGGGTTCGCGGTGCAGGAGAAACCGCTCGGACAACGAGCGGGGAAGCGATACCGAAGGGGGCGAGGGTGACGAAAACCGACGCCTGGATGCCCCTGTGGATCGGCGCCTATCACGCCGACACGCAGCGCCTGACGCGTGACCAGCACGGCGGCTATCTGCTGCTGATCATGGACTACTGGCGCAACGGGCCGCCTCCCGACGACGACGAGGTGCTGCGCACGATCACGAAGGCGACGCCGACGGAGTGGAAGAAGCTGCGCCCGGTGCTCTCCGGATTCTTCCGGATCGTCGACGGCCGGTGGCTGCACAAGCGCATCGAGCACGAGCTCGAGCAGTCGAAAGAGCGCAAGGAGAAGGCAGGCGGAAGGGCGAAAGCTGCTGCTCAAGCACGCTGGGATCGGGCGAAGAACGATGCTTCGGGCAATGCTCCAAGCAATGCAACGAGCAATGCTCGGAGCATTCCTCAAGCATTGCATGAGCAATGCCCTACACCCACACCATCACCTACACCTACTGCATCCTCCCTTCGGTCGGATGCGCACCGCGCGGGCGCGCCTGAGCCCGGGCCGACACTCGCCGGCGAATCCTGCCGGCTGATGCGCGAGGCTGGAACGCAGCGGGTCAACCCGTCCGACCCGCGCCTGCTGCAGCTGCTCTCGCAGGGCGTGACGCCGAAGCAGCTCGGCGACCTCGCGGCAGAGCTGCGCGAGGCCCGCGGCGCCCCGCAGAACATGGCGCTCGTTGTCGCGACGATGGCAGGCAGGCTGCGCGATGCCGCGACCATGCCCTCGCACCCGCCAGGCACGGCGCAGCGCATCGGCAAGCGCCCGGGCTCCGCGTTCGGCGAGGAGATCGACCGGATCTCTGCCGCGATCGACCGTGCCCGAAGCGGCACGAACGACCCCGAAGTCATCGATGTGGAGGCACGCCGTGTCGGATGAGCTCGAGCAGCCGCGCACCGTCGGCGCGGAAGTGTTCGCGAAGCTGCGCGCGATGTGGGGCACGCGCTTCCTCGCGCTGTGGCGCGGTACGAAGAACCTCGACGAGGTGCTCTCGACCTGGGACGAGGCGCTCGCCGACATCGATCCCGAGCGCATCCAGCGCGCGCTCGTCGACAGTCGCAACGCCGAGAACCCGCCGACGCTGCCCGAGTTCCTGCGCCTGTGCCGCACGCAGCCGGCGGCGAACGATCGGCAACCGCGGCTGCCGTACTGCGGCGCGGAAACAAGCGCCGAGCAGGCCCGCGAGAACCTCGAGCGTACCCGCCGCATGTTCGGCTCCATCGGCCAGGCCGGGCGCCGCGATCCGTTGTCCTGGGCCCGTCACCCGCGCTCGGCGCAGTCGATCCAAGCGCTCGCGCAAGGCGCTGCGACCGACCCTCGGCTGCGCACGATCCTGCTCGAGCACGTCGACGAGGGCGGCACGCGCTGCCGCTCCGACGAGGCCACGAAGGCGCTGCTCGCGCTCATGCAGGCCGGCGTCGTCGACCGACTGCGGGGGATCGTCGACGTGCCGGCGTATGACCCTGAGCACGAGCCCGCTGTCGCGCGCGCGGGCGCATTTGCCGAGCACCGCGCATGACCCGCCTGGAGCACACCGACTGCCCCGGCTGCGCGCACTACCGCGAGCTCGCGCGCTACGCCGTGCCGACCTGCGCGAAGGCGACGCACCCGCATGGGAAGGGCGCGCAGCTCGCGTGCGTCGTGGCGTGGGAGCGCTGCGAGGGCAAACACTTCGAGGCGAAACGATGATGATCCTCGGCATCGATCCGGGCGTGAGCGGTGCACTCGCCCTGCTGTGTACCCGCCGCGGCCTGCTCGAGCTCGGCAACGTGCCGACCTGCAGCAACGGCACCGAAAACGCGACCGTCTCGCGCGAGGTCGACGCGCGCGCCACGCACGAGCTGCTGCGCGAGTGGTGGGCCCGGCACGAGGGCGCGGCCGAGGATGCGCTCGCGATCATCGAGCGCCCGCAGGCGATGCGCGGATCCGTCACAGTCCTGAGCCAGGGCGACAGCTACGGCGCGCTGCGCGCGATCGCCGGCGTCTGGGCGCGGCGCGTTGAGCGCGTGAACCCGGCAACGTGGAAGCGCCGCTTCGGGATCGCCGGCAAGGGCAAGGGCAAGGCCGATTCCATCGCGGTCGCGCGCCGGCTGTACGGCGAGGCGCTGCCGAAGGTGCTGCGCAACGACGTGGCCGAAGCGCTGTTGATCGCGCACTTCGCGCGGATGGTGCAGGCGTGACGCCGACCGTCGCCGCGTTTCTCGCCGGCATGGTCGCGGGCGGCGTGCTCGTGTTCGTCGCGCTCGTCTGGTGGGCGGTGCACGGATGGAGCGGGGATTGAGCGAGCAGGTCGTCGACTGGTTCCGCATGCTGGCCGACCTGCTCAAGGCCGGAAAGCCCCGCTCCGCAGTCTCGCGCGAGACCGGGATCCCGATCTCGACGCTGCGCGGATGGTGGCTGCACGAGTCCGAACCGCGGCACTCGCACGGCGAGCAGCTCATCCGCTACTGGTGCCGGGTCACCGGCAAAGGTCGGGATTCCGTTCCGCAGCGCCGCCGATACTCCCGAGCGTCTTGACCCTGCCGGCCAGGCGCCGGCGACCGACTCGAGGAGCCCGACGCATGGCGACCAAGCCCCGCACGATCCAGACCCCCGGCGAGCAGCCGCAAACCGACGACGTGCCCCCGCCGGCCGATGACGACCAGGCGCCCGAGCAGCCGAGCGCCGAGGATCTCGCCGAGCGCGTCGCGCAGCTCACCGAGCTGACCGCGATGCAGGCCGAGCAACTGCAGACGCTGCAGGCCGAACGCGAGGCGCGCGAGGCGAACAGCCAGGCGGGCAAGATCAAGGCCACGCAGCGCACGAGCGAGCTCTCGCAGGAGCAGGCGCTCGCCCAGGCGAACAAGCGCGGACGCGCTGTGCTCTCGCGCGACGGCTGGGTGTGCCCGAGCGAGCAGAAGCCGCTGCCGCCGCAGGCGCGGTAAGGGGCACGAGCATGTGCTTCACTCCGAAACCCCCCAAGGTCGTCGAGCGCGACCCGGCAGCCGACGCCGAGAAGGCCGCGGCCGAGGCGCAGCAGAAGGCCAACGCCGAGACCGCGCTCGCCCGGCAACGCAAGCGCCGCTCGGCGCTCGAGACCGGCGCGGGTACGGCGCTGGCGACCGGTCAGCGCAAGCTCGGCGGGGATTGAGTGCCGGCCGTACCCGAGACCCTCGCGCAGCAGATCCTGCGCCGTGCGCAGCAGGCGAAGTCCGATCGTGCGGTGCATGAGTCCGTCTGGCGCGAGTGCCTCGAGTACACCTGGCCCGAGCTCGCGCACGGCATCACGGGCGAGACCGTCACCGCCAGCGACGCGCAGGCGAAGAAGGCTCGCCAGCTCGACGGCACTGGGCGCGATGCCGCCAAGACGCTCGCCGCCGGGCTGATCGGCGGGCTCGTTCCTGCCAACGCGCAATGGTTCGAGCTCGACGTCGGGCGCGAGACGGACGAGGAGAAGCGCTGGCTCTCCGAGGCGGCCGAGACGATCTGGGAAAACATCCACGTCTCCAACTTCGACGCGGCCGTGCTGGACGCGATGAAGTACGAGGTCGCCGCCGGCTGGTTCGCGCTGTACATCGACGAGGCGCCCGAGGGCGGCTACTCGTTCGAGTGCTGGCCGATGGGCGGCGTCTACGCCTCGGCGAGTCGCAAGGGCGGGCGCATCGACACCGTCTATCGCTCGTTCGAGCTCACCGTCGAGCAGTGCGTCAACGAGTACGGCGAAAACGGCGTCTCGGAGGAGGTGCGCGAGAAGCTGCGCGCCGGCAAGCTCTCCGACAAGGTCGCTCTCACCTGGGCGATCTACCCGCGCTCGCACTACGTAGTCGGCCCGGCGCTCGCGCGGAACAAGCGCTTCGCCTCGGTCGTCGTCGAGGACCGCTCGAAGAAGGTCGTGCGCGAATCCGGCTACGACGAATTCCCGGTCGTCATGCCGCGCTGGGCGTTCATCCCCGGCACCGACTACGCCACCGGGCCGTTCTCCGACGCGCTGCCCGACGTCAAGAGCCTGAACCGCCTGGTGTTCAACGAGCTCGCGGCGAGCGACCTGGCCGTCGGCGGTATGTGGGTCGCGGTCGACGACGGCGTGCTCAACCCGCGCACCGTGAAGGTGGGCCCGCGCAAGATCATCAGCGCCGCGAGCACCGAGAACATCAAGGAGCTCAAGTCCGGCGCCGACTTCAACGTCGCCTGGACCGAGCGCGAGCAGCTGCAGGCGCAGATCCGCCGCACGCTGATGGCCGACCAGCTGCAGCCGCAGGACAAGGCGCAGATGACGGCCTACGAGGTGCACGTGCGGGTGCAGATCATCCGCCAGCTGCTCGGGCCGATCTTCGGACGGCTGCAGACCGAGTTCCTGCAGGCGCTCATCGAACGCTGCTTCGGCATCGCCTACCGCGCGGGCGTGCTCGGCGCGCCGCCGGAGTCGCTCGGCGGGCGCAGCTTCACCGTCAAGTACGTCTCGCCGCTGGCGCGCGCGCAGAAGCTCGAGGAGGTCACGGCGATCGAGGCCTGGTACGCGAGCATCGGGCAACTCGCCGCCGCGAAGCAGGATGCGTCGATCTTCGACATCGCCGACGACGACGCGGCCGCGCGCACGCTGGCCGAGGGCCGCGGTGTGCCGGCGCGGATCCTGCGCTCGGTCGACGACATCGCGGCGCTGCGCGAGCAACGCGCCCAGGCGCAGGAGCAGGCCAAGCAGAGCGCGATGATGGAGACGATGCAGCTCGAGGGCGCGAAGCAGGCCGCACAGGTGCAGCGTGCCGCGTGACGAGGCGGAAGTCACTCCGCAACTGTTCGCCGACGTCTTCGAGCACGACAAACGCGGCGCGGCGATCCTCGAGCACTTGATCCGGCGCTTCGTGCGCCCGGCCGAGACGCGCGGCGGGATCGACGCGGTGCTCACGACGTACAAGCGCCTGGGCAATCGCGAGCCGCTCGACTACATCGTGTCGATGATCAACCGTGCCGCCGGCGTCGTCGACGAGCCGCCCACCGAGCTCGCCGAGCCCGAACTCGAGGATCCGCTCGAAGGCTGATTGTCGGGATTCCGTTGCGTGACCGGGCCGAGGATTGCGCCCAACAGCAACGGGACACAACGACCGCATGTTCCTTCGTCGATTCAAGCACGTGCTCATGGATGCAGCCGCCGGCGCCGATGGCGGTCACAGCTCGGGCGGCGCGGGCACTCCTCCCGATGACCGTACCGGCAATGCCGGGGCACCCGCTCCGGCAGCCGCTGCGCCGGGGGCTGCACCCAACGCGCTCGCCGCTGCGACGCAGCCGGGCCCGCACGATCACATCCCCGAGAAGCATCGCGTCCTGGCGGCCGACGGCTCGCTCGACCTGGATGCAACGCTGCGGAAGAACGCCGAGGCGTACAGCGCGCTCGAGAAGCGGCTCGGCCAGGGTGGTGACGCACCGCCGGCCGCAGTCACCGACTACAAGATCACGCCCCCCGAGACGTTGAAGGATGCGTTCTCGGCCGAGGATCCCTCGTTCAAGGCGTTCCTGGAAGAGGCGCACGGCGCCAAGCTCACGCAGGCGCAGCTCGACGTGGTCATGGGCGCGTTCTTCGAGACCGCGCCGAAGCTCGTGGGCGGCGCCGCAGCGCTCGACGCCGATGCCTGCATCGCCGAGCTCGGGAAGGATTGGAAGACGCCCGATGCGCTGCACAGCAACTTCGTCGCGGCCGATCGCGCCATCCAGCAGCTCGGCGGCCAGGCTGCCGATGCGCTGCGCCAGAAGTACGGCAACGATCCCGACTTCCTGCGCTTCGCCGCGACGGTCGGGGCGCAACTGAAAGAGGACCGCGCACCGGGCGGCGCCAGCGTGACGAGCGCCGAGGACATCGCCGCGCTCGAGCGCAGCGAGGCCTACCGCAACGCGAAGCACCCCGATCACGAGAAGGTCAGCCGCCAGGTGCGCGAGCACTACCAGCGCGTCGCCGAGGCGAACCCCGGAATGATCGTCTGAACCGAACACCACGCCGGCCCGCGGTGGCGCGCGGATACCCGGTCAATCCTGCCGCGGGAATCGCACCACGCCGAACCGATCCCCGCCAGTTTCACAGGCCCGGCAACGGACACCCTGCACGGCGATAGGTCAACAACTTCGAGGCTACGAACATGACCATCACCAACGCGTTCGTCATCCAGTGGGACAACGCAATCAAGCAGCAGGCCCAGCAGACCGAGTCGCGCCTGGCGAAGGCCGTCATGGACAAGGGCAGCATCACCGGCGAGTCGTTCACGCACAACGCGCTGGCCGCAACCGACATGCCGGAGGTGACGACCCGCCTGGGCGACACCGAATGGGGCAGCCCCGAGCACTCGACCCGCGTGGCGAACATGCGCGACTTCTATCGTGCGCTGCCGCTCGACCGTGCGGACATCCCGAAGATGATCGTCAACCCGGTCACGGGCGGCGACTACATGAGCGCGATCATGGCCGCGCGCAATCGCCGGATCGATTCGATCATCTACAACGCGCTCGTCGGCTCGCAGCTGCTGAAAGACGGCTCGAGCGTCGCGCTGCCGAGCGGTCAAAAGATCGTGCACGGCTCGGCCGGTCTGACGAAGGCCAAGCTCATCCAGGCGAAAAAGCTCTTCCGCGCGAACGAGGCCGACGCCGAGAACGGCGAGGAGCTCTTCATCGCCTACACGGCCGATGCGCTCGAGGACGTTCTCAGCGACACGACCCTCACGAGTGCCGACTACATGGCCGTGAAGATGCTGCAGGCGGGCGACGTCGCGGGCAAGTGGATGGGCTTCAACTGGATTCCCTACGAGGGTGTCTCGACCGCGGCCAGCGTCGCCACGCTCGTCGCCTGGGCGAAGTCCGCAGCGAAGCTCGGCCGCGGCTACGAAGAGGGCAACGTCACCCGGCGCGGGGACAAGCGCGACGCCTGGCAGGTCTCGATGGCGGCCTCCTACGGTGCGCTGCGCACCGAGGAGAAGAAGGTCGTCACGATCGAGATCTCGGTCTAACGCGGCGCAAACGAAAGAGAGGAAATCGAAATGGCCGAAGTCAATTCCTACCAGGCTGCGGAGCTCGCCGCGGGTCGCAAGCTCGTGCCGGCAACGCACAACCGGCTGCGCACCGCGTACTTCCGCACGCCGACCACGCACGCGATCGCCAACGGCGACACGATGGGCAGCGGCATCACGCTGCCCGCCGGCGCCCGCTTCGTTCGCGTGCGCGAGTCGCATGGCGCCGGCGCGGCGAGCTCGACCGTCGACGTGGGCGTGCGCAACCCGACGACGAAGGTGGCGATCGTCGCCGACGCGATCGTGAAGGCGCTCGCGCTCACGAGCGCCGGCGTCTCGGATCCGGTCACGGGCACGAAGATCCTCGGCGGGGCCGACTACGTGCTGCCGAGCGACGCCGAGCTCTACGCCACGTTCGGGGGCGCGACGCCGACGGCGAATCAACAGGTCGCCTTCTGGGTCGACTACATCGCGCCCTGACCGCGGGGAAGCGTTCCGCATGAGGACCGACAACGGGGACTTCGGTCCCCGTTTTTCATTCGAGGGATAGATGGCGGCATCCGCGGTATCGATCTGCAGTGCGGCGCTCGACATGCTCGGCGCCGATCCGATCAACTCGCTCACCGATCCGGGCGACAACGCGGGGCGCTGCGCGCGCGCCTGGCCGCTGGTGCGCGATTGGCTGCTGCGAAAGCACTCATGGAATGCGGCGGTGAAGCGCGTGGCGCTCGCGCCCGACGCGGTGGCGCCTGCCTTCGGCTTCGGCAAGGCCTTCACGCTACCGGCCGACTTCCTGCGCATCCTCGAGGTCGGCGACGACGACACTGGGCGGCCGGCGTACAAGGTCGAGAGCGGCAAGCTCCTCGCCGACGTCTCGGTGCTTCGGCTGCGCTACGTCTGGCGCAACGAGAACCCGGCGACCTGGGATAGCGCGATGGTGCACGTGGCCGTGCTCGCGATCGCCGCGCGCCTGGCCTACGCGGTCACGAACAGCGCCAGCGTCGAGCAGACGCGCCTGGACGAGCTGCGCATCGAATTGCAGGCCGCCAAGTCGATCGACGGCGTCGAGGAAGACGGCGACGTGCTCGGCGACTTCCCCCTCTACGCGGCGCGATTCTGATGGCGAACGCGCACGACATCCAAACGAGTTTCACAGGCGGGGAGCTCTCGCCGCTGCTCGATGGTCGCGTTGACATCGCCGCCTACAAGGTCGGCTGCCGATCGCTGCGCAACTTTCAACTGCTGTCCTTCGGCGGCGCGCGGCGCCGGCGCGGGACGAGTTTTCGCGCCGCTGCGAAGAACGCCACGAAGCGCGCGCGGCTCGTGCCGTTCGTCTTCTCGCAGAGCCAGGCCTACGTGCTCGAGTTCGGCGACGGCTACATCCGCGTTTACAAGGATGGCGCGCAGGTCGGCCCCGGCTACGAGATCGCTTCGCCGTACACCGAGGCGGAAGTCTCGGAGTTCGACTATTCGCAGTCGGCCGACACGATGATCATCACGCACCGCGCGCGCTATCCGCGCCGGCTGCGCCGCTTCGGTGACCAGCTGTGGATCCTCGACCTGGTCCCGTTCACGCAGATGCCGATGGACGAGCGCGGCAAGCGCCCGACTGATGCGCTCACGCTCTCGGCAACGTCGGGCGCCATCACGCTCACGCTGGGCGGCGCCGCCGCAGGCTCTGGCTTCTCGGCGGCCGACGTCGGGCGCGAGCTCGTCGCCGGCGTCGGTCGGGCGACGATCACGGCGGTCGCGAGCGAGACGAGCGCATCGGCGACGGTCATCGTTGCATTCGATGCAACCAGCTACGCCGCCGGCCAGCACCGGCTGCTCGATTCCCCGCGCTCGACTCTCACGCCGAGCGCAAAGGATCCGGTCGGCGCTTCGATCACGCTGACTGCCGACATCAACACCTGGCGCTCCTCGAACGTCGGCAACATCGTCCGGATCAATGGCGGGATCGTACGCGTCGAGTCGGTCTCGAGCGAGACGGTCGCCAACTGCATCATCACCCAGGCGCTCAACGCCACGACGCTCTCGCCGCCCGATACTTGGGTGCTCGAGTCGCCGATCTGGAACGAGTACGACGGCTTCCCGACCTGCTCGACGTTCCACGAGCAGCGCCTGCTCTTCGCGGGCGCGCCGGGCGACCCGCAGCAGATCGCCGGAAGCCAGTCGGGCGCCTACTTCGATTTCACCCCGGGCACGCTCGACACCGACGCCTGGGTGCGCACGATCGCCACCGACGAGCAGAACGCGATCGAATACCTGTGCGCCGATACGGTGCTCATGGCGCTGACCTACGGCGGCGAGTTCACGCTGCGCGGCGGGATCGAGAAGCCCATCACGCCGACGAACATCCAGGTCAAGCCGAAGACCAACTACGGCGCCCGACGCGTGCGCCCGGTGAAGGTGCAGAAGGAGCGCGTGTTCGTGCAGCGCTCGGGCACGCAGCTCGTCGCCATCCAGTACGCCGAGGAGAACGACACCTTCGGCGCCGAAGATATTTCGATTCTCTCTGAGCACCTGTTCGATGTGGGCGTCGTCGAGCTCGCCTATCAGCGGCGGCCGGTGCCGTCGCTGTACGCCGTGCTCGAGTCGGGCGGGATCGCCGTCGGCACGATCGACCGCAATCAGAACATCCTCGGCTGGGCGCCCTGGGAGACCGATGGCGTGGTCGAGTCCGTCTGCGCGATTCCCCGCGGCAAGACCGACGAGGTCTGGCTGCTCGTGCGCCGCACGGTCAACGGCTCGACTGTGCGCTACGTCGAGCGCCTCGAGGAGACGTTCGAGGCCCTCTACGGCCAGACCGGCTACCCCTACGGCTACACGGTCGACTGCGCGATCGAGAAGAGCAGCGCAACGCCCTTCACTGTGATCACCGGGCTCGGACACCTCGAGGGCGAGGAGGTCGCGGTGCTGGCTGATGGGTACAACGCCGGCCGGTACACGGTCGCCAGCGCGCAGATCACGCTCGCCACAGCCGCGAAGAAGGCGCTCGCCGGGCTGGCGTTCTCGGCGCTGCTCGAGCCGATGCCGCCGGAGATGCCCACCGGCGCGGGCTCGGCGCGCGGACGCCAGGTGCGTGCGACCGAGGCGACGATCCTCGTGCACAAGTCGCTCGGCGGAAAGATCAACGGCGTGCCGCTGCCGACTCGCTCGTTCGGCGACAACGTACTCGACACGCCCCCGCCGCTTGTGACGGGCGAGCGCCGCGTCGACGGGCTCTCGGGCTGGGCGCGCGGTGAGCCGCTCGTGAGTGTCGAGGCCGACGACCCGTTGCCGATGCACGTGCTTGCGATCGTCCAGAAGCTCGTGGTCAACCCGTGATCCGCCGCGCCGTCGCCACCGATCTCGAGCGCCTGGTCGCGCTGGCCGAGGTCATGCACGCCGAAAGCCGGTTCCGGATCTTCCGCTTCGCTGCGCACAAGGTGCGCGCGGTACTCCAGGGGCTGATCGATTCGCCCGATGGCGGCCTCGTGCTCGTGGCCGTCGACGACGAGACCGGCGAGATCGTCGGCGCGATCGCGCTGCTGTGCGCCGAGCAGTGGTTCTCCGACGAGCTCGTCGTGCAGGACTTCGGCCTGTTCGTCGACCCCGCGCACCGGGGCGGGCTCGCTGCCGTGCGCCTGGTGGTCGAGGGCGAGCGCTGGGCCCACGAACGCGGCGCGCGCACCTACGAGCTCGGGATTAACACGGGCGTCGCCGTCGAGCGCACGGCGCGCCTGTTCGAACGCCGCGGGCTCGCTCGCACGGCGCTGCTCTACGTGAAGGAGCTCTGACGATGTGCATCAGCATGGCGACGTTGATGATGGTCTCGGCGGGCGTCAGCGCCGCGGGGATGGTCATGCAGGGCATGCAGACCAACGCGATGGGCAAGTACCAGCAGAAGCAGGCCGAGGCCGATGCCCGCGCGCAGGAATCCGAAGGGCGCCTGATGGCCGAGAAGATCCGCAAGGCGGGTCGCCAGCAGGCAGCCGAGGCCGCCGCCGCGCAGGCCGGCGCCGGCGTCTCGCTGAACGACCCCGGCGCGCGCGAGATCAATCGGCGCATCACGGCCGACTTCGAGGAGGACGCGACCGCCGAGATTCTGGGCGGCGGCTACCGGGCGGCGAGCCGGCGCGCCGAGGGCCAGGCCGCGCGCGCGCAGGGCAGGCAGGCGATGACGAACGCGCTCATCGGCGCGACTGCGACCGGGCTCTCGGGCTGGCGCAGCTCGCGCGAGGCGTCGATCTACCGGCCGGCAAGCGCGCCGTCGGCGCCGATCTACAACCGGACCTGAGCGATGGCGCAGATCCCGATCGGCAACGCAGGATTTCGCACCCCGAGCGGCGCGCCGACGCCGCGCGTGGGAATGGGCCCGGGGCTGGGCGATGCGCTCGTTGGCGTGGGTCGGGTCGGGTCAACCGTTGCCGACGACATGCGCCGCGACGACGAGCGCGAGCGCCGCGAGCAGGAGGCGGTCGCACGCGAGCAGCAGCGCGAGGTGCGCGCCGCACGCCGGCAGCAGGCGCAGATCGACGCCGGCACGCGCAGCATGCAGGCCGAGCTCGATATGGAAGACCTGCAGACGGGCCTGGCCGAACGGCTGCGCGCCGGCGAGATCGACCAGGACAAGTACACCTCCGAGCTCTCGGCGGGCATCCAGAAGATTCGCGCGACCGCGCTCGACGGCGCCGATCCGGAGTGGGCGCCGCTCGTCGAGAAGTCACTCATCGGTGCGCACAAGAAGACCGAGCGCGCCGCGCGCGCGACGGTCACCGACGCGAACAAGCGCGCGGTCGGTGCGGGGCTCAGGCAGGCAACCGAGCTGCTCGGCCGATCCGCGATCGAGGATCCGGCGACGGCGATCGCGAAGGCCGACGAGCTCTATGACGCGGCGACCGGGACGCTGGGCGCCGATGCGGTAGCGAAGGGCAAGGCTGCATTCCGCGAGCACGCCTGGCGATCGCACTTCCTGCGCGGCATCGAAGCGAACCGCGACAACCCTCGCGGCCTGGACGCGCTGCGCGGTCGCATCAGTGGCACCGACGCGCTCGACCCGGACCAGCAAACGGCGCTGCTCACGTCGATCGACGCCCGCCAGCAACTGCTCGTGAACCGCGGGCAGGCGGCAGCCGAGCGGCGCGATCGCCAGGCGGGGCAGGCGTTCGAGGCGCTGCAGGCGCTCGATGCGCAGGGGCTGCCGGCGGATCCGGAGTTCCTGTCGACCACGCTCGGCAAGCTCAAGGGCACGGCCTACGAGGACGCCGCCCGCGCGATCGTCGCCGGGTCGGTGGCGACGGCGAAGTTCGGCGCGCTGCCGGTGGCGCAGCAGGACGCCGTGCTGATGGCCGAGTACGGGAAGGCGCGCGAGGGTGGGCTCACGCCCGCGCGCGCGAAGCAGTTGAAGAAGCTCGAGGGCATCCGCGACGCGGCGGTGCGCGCGTACAAGGAGGATCCCTGGCAGGCGGCGCTCGAGCGCGGGCAGATCGACCCGCCGGCGCCGCTCGACTTGTCCAATCCGGACGCTGCAATGGCGAGCCTCGCCGATCGCATGGCGCAGGCGCCGACGATCGACCGGCTCGCCGGGCGCCAGGTCACGCCGCTGCGTCCGGACGAGGCGCAAGTGCTCGGCGACATGCTCGAGCGCATGCCGATTCCCGAGCGCACGCGGTTCCTCGGCGGCATTGGAAAGGTCATCGGCGGTCGGCGCCTCGAGGATCTCTCGCGCCAGCTCGGCGCGAAGAACAACGAGCTCGGCATCGCCGCGGCCATGCAGGCGCACGGCTTCAAGGCGAAGGACGGGCGCACCGTCGCCGAGCTCTATCTCGAGGGCGCCGACGCGGTGAAGTCCGACCGGGTGAAGCTCGGCACCGCCGATGCGCAGGACATCCGCGCCGAAGCGTTCGAGCTCATCGGCGACGCCTACACGAGCCCGCAGGCGCGCGACGCGGCGGTCGACGTGGCGATGAAGCTCTGGGCCGCGGCCGAGGCCTCCGGCAAGGGCATCAAGGCGAAGGAGGCGGTGCGCCTGGCGACGGGCGGCATCACCGAATGGAACGGCCGCAAGGTGCCGATGCCCTACGGCTGGGAGGAAGACGACTTCGAGGCTGCGGTGCGCCGCGTCGATCACTACACGCTGGCGACGGCCGCCGGCGGAACGACGGTGCGCGTGGGCGACGCGGAAATGCGCGTCGAGGATCTCGCGCAGCAGATTCCGTCGGCGCAGCTGCGCTCGGCCGGCAGCAATCGCTACGTCATCGCGATCGGAAACCGGATCGTGACGCGCACCGACGGGCGTCCGTTCGCGATCGCCCTCGAGAAACGCTGATGTTCGATGATCTGTACCGCGAAGACGTCGAGCGCGCGCTGCGCCTGGAAGCGGACACGCCGCGCGTGCAGCCGAAGAAGGAGCCGGGGTTCTTCTCCGGGCTGGGCGGCGCAGCATGGCGCGGCCCGACGAAGGCGGGTATCGAGACCGCCCGCGCGGGCGTGAACCTGCTCGATGCCTACGGCAAGGCGTTCGCCTTCACCGAGGGCGCAGCGAAGGAAGAGACAATCGATCGGATCTTCGAGCAATCGGAGACGTCGAAGGAGCTCGGCCAGCTCCGGCGATCGTTCGAGGTCGACCCGGAAACGCAGGGCACCGCCGCACAGATCGTCGACGGCTTCACGAAGTTCGGCACGAAGGCCGTCACCTACGGCCTCACGACCGGGCCGCTCGCGCCGATCTTCTTCGGCGTCGACGAGGGCGTGAGCGAAGGCCTACGCCTGGCCGACAAGGGCGTCGACACCGAGACCGCGATCAAGGGCGGCGCGGTGCACGGCGCGACGTCGGCCGCCGCGGTCGCGCTGCCGGTAGCCGGCAAGACGGTGCAGCAGACGATCGGGCTGACGATCGCCGGCGGGCCGGTGGCGTTCATGGGCGAGCAGGCGGCGATCAATGAGATTCTCGACGATGCTGGCTACGAAGACATCGCGCGCGAGTACGACCCCTTTGATGTCGTCGGCCTGACCGTTTCGACGCTGGGCCCGGGCGCGTTCGGCGCGGCCGTGCACGGGGCGCGGCGAGCTCGAGCACGCAAGGCGGCTGCTCCGACCGATCCGGCGCCGGATGCGGTGCCGCAGGAGGCGGTCGACGCCGCGCACGTGCAGGCGCTGGCCGAGCACGAGTCGCAGTCTTCGCTCTTCGAGCCGACCGACGTTGCCGGCCAGGGCCAGCATGCGCAGGCCGTGCGCGAGGCGCAGCGCGCGATCGAGGAAGCGCGTGCGCCGCGGCTCGAGGTGACGGCCGACGAGGGCCAGGTCGCGACGCGTCTGGGCGCCGAGCAGCTCGCCGAGACGCCGATCGTGCCGCGGGGGAAAGGCCTGTCGGCCGCCGATCGCGTGATCGAGGATCGGCTCGCCGCGAAGGTCGTCGACGTCGATCGCGCCGCAGCCGAGTACGCGCAGCTGCCCGATGCCGAGGGCGGCAAGGTGCTGAACACGGACACGGCGCGCGAGCTCTCGCCCGACTACCTGGCCGATCGCACGAAGTCGGCCGCAGTGCACGAGCCGGCGAGCTGGTTCATCAAGCAGATGTACGCGCGCAAGCTCGCCGAGCCGCCGGCGCCGGGCGAGCTCCCGATCGTCATGTTCACGGCGGGCGGGACGGGCGCGGGCAAGTCCTCCGGGATCGCTGGGATCGAAGCGCTGCAGCAGATGAAGGTCGATGCGCAGATCGTCTACGACACCAACATGAACGCCTACGCGAGTTCGCGCGAGAAGATCGACCAGGCGCTCGCGGCCGGCAAGAACGTGGCCCTCGTGCTGACGCTGCGCGACCCGGTGAAGGCGCTCACCGAGGGGGCGCTTCCGCGCGCGATGCGCCAGGAGAAGAAGTTCGGCACCGGCCGAACGGTGCCGCTGATGGAGCACCTTCGCACCCACGTCGGCGCCCGCTCGACGGTGTTGCAGCTCGCCAACGACTTTGCCGACGATCCGAGGGTATTGATCCGCGTTGTGGACAATTCCCGCGGCCGGGGTGAGCAGCGGGTCGTCGGCCTTGAAGAATTGGCCGGCAAGCCCTACGATGAAAGCGTGCTCCTCGACCAACTCAGGAGGGCACTTGAGCAAGAACGTGAAGCAGGAAGGATCTCCGAGCCCGTCTACCGCGGATTTGCCGAAGGGCTTTCCGTCGAAGGAAGAGCGGATGCGGATGCCGTTCAGCCAGTGGACGGATCTGCTCGCGGAGTCGATCGCGGCGAACCTGCGCCGGATCTCTCTCGAGAAGGGCGAGCCGGCCAAGAAGTAGCACCGGCGATCGAGGCCGCGCCCAGCGGCCGAGCCGCGCGAGTCGTCACCGAGCGCGGCACTCGCATTGACACCCGTTTCTCCGTCGTCGAAGCCG